GCACCGGGGTGCCTGAGAGAATCAGCTTGTACCGGGCCTTGTCGCCCAGTTGATGCATTGACTTGCTCTGGGCTGCATCGTGGGTCTTGATGCGCTGGCTCTCGTCGGCGATGATCAGGTCGGCATCGTACTCCATCAGCTTCTCAAAGATGCCGTCTCGCCACGTTGATTCGTAGTTGATGACGGCCACCTTGAGGCTCTGGAAGGGAAACGCTTCGAGATCAGCGAGGGCCTTGAGACGTTGGGGCTTTGTTCCCAGCAGCGTCTTGACCGTGTACCTGAAGTCGGCGTAGTCTGCAAATTCTTTCGGCCAGACTGCGCAGACGGAGGTGGGGGCCACGATCAGAACCCGCTTGATCTTGCCGAGTTTGTACCCGGCCCCGGTGACGGCGATGGCGGTCAGGGTCTTGCCGCAGCCCATCTCAAAAAGGAAACCGAAACCTTTACCCATCGAATCCACCGCCCTCTATGAGTTTTCTTACGCCCCGAAGATCTGCGATGCCGTAGTTCCCATCTATGCAATGGTGGACTACGTACAGTTCCGGGGAAAGAACCGGGAGCTGCTTTTTCGCCCTATTGTAAAAAAAGGCAGAATCAAGAAGTTCTTTTCTGGCAGTCTCCGGCTTTTTGCAAGTCGGGAGACCATCGTCGAAAATTGCCCCGCAAAGGCGGCACCTGTAGATCGGCACAAAAAAGTATTCTTTCACTGGTTTGCCGCCGCCTTTCCTGTCCATGCACACTCGCTACACACAAACTTGGCGTTGGGGTAGATCTGCCGGACGAGTTCGGCGTTCCCGGTCTGAAGCCAGCAAGCCTGACCGCATACCGGGCAGGTCGCCGCTTTCCACTCCGGGTTGCAGGGGTTCGGGACGTTCTTGCGCAGGGGCATGGTGGCGAACACCGGGCGGGTGTCATTGGCTGCTGCGGTCGCCGGGGCGATCTTGAGAAATGTTACCTTTCGTCTCATCTGATTGCACCTCCCAGCAGCCGGGTACCGCACCAGTGGCAGTGCGAGTGGTGCGGGTTCACCCTGTGATTGCAGTCCGGGCAATGCCATACGCCGTCCTTTTTGACCGGCTGCGACGGCACCTCGTGCTTGGCGTGGAGGTTGCCCCAGTCCTGCAGGAGTTTCTTGCTCTGTGCGATGTAGCTGATTGCCTCGGCCACCGAGAAGCAGTTTTCCTCGCAGAGCTTCTTGATGATCTCGGTGGCTGCATTGCAAGCGTCCACGTCGTCCTGCCAGATCTTCTTGTCGGGGTCCTGCTTCCCCTCGCAGGGGAGAAAGGATGCGCTGTTGTCCTTGATGCTGTCGATCTGGCCGAGCAGCGAGGACAGGCTCATTTTGTGAATATCGCTCATGTTGTGTTTCCTCCGTTCGGGTCAACCCACCCGAAAACCATTGCAGCCATGTTCGCCCCACGGACTTGATGCCGGAAAAGTTTCATCTTGACCGGGTAGTCCAGAAGCGGCTCCGGGCTGTCGTTCATGCGCTCCTGATCGACGGCTGCTGCCGTGTCGTGGAGGCTCTGGCGCAGGGCTTCGATGTGGGGCGGTAGCTTGACGATGCTGGACAGCCTGTCCAGAAGTTCGATGTCTGCGGTGCCGGAGAGGGTCTGCGTGGTTTTCGACCACTTCATCTTGCCCCAGCTTTTGATCACCGCAAACTGGACGGTGTCGGCCTCTTTGATGAGCAGGGTGTTTTCTATCAGGGCCATTTTCATCGGTCTGCGCCTCCGTTGGCTCCAGAAAAGACACTTGCGACCCCGCTCTTGTCGTCTTGATGCAGCCGAGTGTCTATCTCGCCCAGAATCAGAATGTCGTGAGCGTCCAGATTTCCATGCTGCACAACGGCGTTCAGGAGATATACGCTTTTGTATAGCTCCAAAGCAACGGACTTTCCGTGCAACTCTTTTGTGGCGTGATACATAATCCTGTTCAGGGCAATCAATTCTTCACCGCTAAACTCTGCGATAATATGTCCGCCTTCATTTTCTTCATCGTCCCGATGCTTCAACGAGCAGATCATCATTTGTCCGCACCTCCATTTGCTCCAAAAAATCGCTTGCGGCCCCGCTCCCGGTGCTTGTCCTCATGGGTCCGATGGTATACGCTGGCCCTCTGGGTCATGGCGTTGGTGTATGTGCGTTCTGCATCCACCTGCCGCTTGTACTCTTTGTACTTTGGGCAGGTGTCGTGGCAAGCGGTACGGCGGGCCGGACAGTCTTTGCAACACGGCTCAACCATGGATGTGAATCCTCCCATCTTTCCAAGCCCGGTATTTTCCGTAGCTCACGCCCAGCCGCTCCGCTTCCCGGACATCGTTTTGAAGAGAATCCTCCGGGGCGTGTTTCGGCTTGGCCCGTTCTACGACCTCCAGCTTGTTGTTCTGAGCCTTTTTTCGGTCATGCTCAATCTGCCGGATGCGGAGGCAGGAATCGCAGAGTTTCTTGTTGCTGGCGACTCCGACCATCTTCTTTCCGCAGCGGGTGCAGGTCCGTGTCCATTTAAGGCTTTCGGCTTTCGCCACGGTCAACCCCTCCGTTCCTGCTTCGGATACTCAGGGTTTCGGGCGTGGTTCCGGGTGATCTTGCCGTAGCCTTTCGGCTTGCTCCACATCTTCCAAAGCTGGCGGCGGGCATCCTCTGAGACGATCCAGCCGGTGCAAGCCAGAAGCCCGATCAGGGCGATGGCGAGGCTAAAATAAAATGGTGCCCTTGCTGCTGCCCTGCCCCAGTCGTAACCGAAGCGCATCAAGATCTGGGTGGTGGTGTCCACTCCGAAGTTGAACGCCTTGCCAAGAACGGCGAGGACTGCTGCGACTGCTGCGGTAATGGCGGCGGTGACTTTTGCGTTTCTCATGTATCCTCCTTTCGGTTCAGGCGATGCCCTTGGCGGCCCGATCCGCTTTCCAGCGTTCGTATTCGGCCCGGATTTCTGGGTTCTGAAACTCTCGCTGGATGGCATCAAAGACCAGCTGGCCGATGTTGGCCCGCTCTGCTTTGGGTATCTTCTTGGTGTCAAGTCGGGGCATCGTGCCGGTGGTCGGCACGGCCTTGAGGTTCTTTGTGCTGGCCATCTGGCATGGCTCCTTTCTTACTGGGTATCGTCCGGCTGAGGGTCATCGAACTGGTATTCGACCTCTACACGCTGGAGGGCAAATTCGATCAGTTCGGTGGCGATGCTGGAAATGGAGCGGCTCGTTCTGAGGGCTAACTCCTGCACCTGCTTGTGGCAAGCTGGTGAAAGCCGGACGAGGCAGTTGCCGCTGGGCTTTTCTGCGCTCTTAATAATGCACTTATCCATGTGTTCTCTCCTTATTTTTACGTCCTGCCGAGAATGTGGTCGGTGGTCGTATCGAAAAGCCGTGCAAGGTTTACGAGGTCGTGAGCCTTTATTTCCAGCCGCCCATCCTGCCATCCTTGCAGCTTTTCAGGCTTAATGCCGAGGGCGATGCACATCTTTCTCTTGCTCAGATGTGCTTTTCGCCGCTCAGCTTCGATGTTGGGGAATCTCATGCAGCACCGCCATTCGCGGTGGCCTTGTTGATTCTGGCCGCGATCTCGATGCCGATGATTACAGATTCGGTGTTCTGAATGACGGCGTCCCGCTTATCTTCAGGGACGCGAGAGAGAAGCTGCATGAACCGTTCTGCATCGGCAAGCTGTTGAGGGGTGTATTTGCTGGTGTCCTTTGCGTTCATCATGGTGTCAACCTCCTTTGCTTTGGACTATCTAAATTATAACTTAGACAGCCTAAATTGTCAAGCAATAAATTTAGATTATCTAAATTTTTATCTTGCTTTGCCGTGCCGAATGGTGTATAATTAGGACAAGGAGGTGAAAACGAAAATGGAAACCATTGCTGATCGAATCAATGAAATCCTTAAAATAAAAGGAATCAAGAAAACCGAATTTGCAAAGCGGATAGGTATCAGCGATTCCAGCGTTTCTACCATGTGTTCTGGCAAGTCAAAGCCGAGCGGACAAACGATTACAATGATCTGCCGGGAATTTGGCGTGAACCCTGAATGGCTACGGGATGGCGTTGGAGAAAAATTCATTGCCGCTCCGTCCGCTCCGCTGGATATGATGGCGAGAAAATATCGGCTCAGGCTGAAAGATTACGTCTTAATTGAGAAGCTGGTTAATTTGAGCGAAGCTGAGCGTGACGCTCTGTACCGTTTCATGGTTGATGTAATCGCTGCGTCTACCGCTTGTGGGGCAGATCCGAATAGCTATGTTTTTGAGGAAGGGACGCCAAGCCCGGAAGAAACAGCCGCTGCAGAGGCGGCTTATGAAAAGAGCTTAGGTATTGCGCCGAGCACGGCTGCATCTGCTTCGAGTACCACCGAAGACACGGCCTGAGTCGACTGAAGAAATAGGCAATGGCTGAGGGTCCCCCGGTGAAGCCAAAAAAGAAAAGGGAGGGCCGTCCGGGTGGACAGCTCTCCCTTTTTAATGCAGGAAAGGATGGGTATTGAACTCATGGCAAAAAATAAAAAAGCCGGCTTTGAGCCGGATATGCAGGATGCCGTGATCTACACTCGGTACTCGTCTCATAACCAGCGGGACTGTTCCATCGAGCAGCAGGTGGCGGACTGCGAGATTTTTGCCCGGCAGAACAACCTCCGGGTGGTGAAGGTCTACGCCGATCGGCATCTGTCTGGCACTACCGATAACCGCCCACAGTTCCAGCAAATGCTGAAGGATGCCGCTCACGGCCACTGGGCTTATGTGATCTGCTGGAAGATCGACCGCTTTGCCCGGAACCGCTACGATTCGGCCACATACAAGTTCCGGCTGAAAAAGGCCGGGGTGCGGGTCCTCTATGCAAAGGAGTCCATCCCGGACGGCCCGGAGGGGATTCTGCTGGAATCCGTGCTGGAGGGGTCTGCTGAATATTACAGCGCAGCCCTCGCTCAGAATATTCGCCGGGGCATGAAATACAACGCCGAGCAGTGCAAGGTGAACTCCGGCTCCATCCCTTTCGGGTACTGCAAGGGGCCGGATGGCCGCTTTGCTATCCACGAGGCAAACGCCGAGGTCGTGCGGGAGATCTTCCGAAAGGCTGCGGCGGGGATGCCCTTTGTGGACATCGCCAACGATCTGAACAGCCGGGGACTGAAAACCAGCCGAGGCGGGCGGTGGAACAAGGGCAGCTTCCGGCTGCTGATGAACGAGGCCTATATCGGGGTGTATCATTTCTCGGACACCCGCATCGAGGGCGGGATGCCCGCTCTCATCGATCAGGGCACCTTTTGGGCGGCGAATGAGCGGCTGAAAGCAAATAGCAGCGTCCGGGGCCGTCACCAAGACGGTGGGGACTACCTGCTGACCGGGAAGCTGAAGTGCGCCCACTGCGGGTCCTACATGATCGGCTTCTCCGGCACCGGGAAGAGCGGCGAACTGCATTACTACTACGGCTGCCAAAAGCGGCGGCGGGAGCGGGCTTGCAAAAAGGCGAACGTGCCCCGCGAGTGGATTGAGCGTGTGGTCGTGAAGGCCGCTCTGGACTACGTCCTCCGGCCTGACGTGATGGAGTGGATTGCGGATGCCGTGATGGAGTATCAGGAGCGGGAGGCGGCTTCGGCGCA